GACAATGGCGGCGGCGGGTCCAACGTGACCGTGTCGCCGTCGTAAACCTTGGGCGCATAGTTCACGCCCGTCAATGCAACATACGGCCCGCTCGCCTCAACGCCCGTGAGCAACCACGGGCGCACAACGGCGGTTGTCGTGTCATAGAAAGCAAACAAGGTACCGAGCGTTGCGTCGCGGCCCTTTATCGTGACGGTCGGCGCGCGTGAAAGCTGCACTTTGTTAGGCGAGCCAACGACCGCCACGCATGGCACGGCGTCGGTTGTCTGCCCTTGCACGTCACGCAAAAGCACCGTGTACGACCCCGCGGCAAACGTGACGTTGCGGTCAAGGGTCAAAACGGCGCCGTCAACAAATAAAACCTCACCCGCCGATTGCGCGAGGTTGGCAACGTCGTCGGTGATGTTGACGACATCGCCCGGGCGGCATATGCGCCCGTCCTCGGTGACGCTCACCGAGATTTGCTCACGCCGATATTTCAACCGGTTCCACTCATACAACGCGCGGCGGAACGCTTGCGCCCAATTGGCACACACGGTTGTGGTGCGCGCGGGCGCAATCTGCAACGAGCCCGGGGGCGCATAGGTGTAGTCGCGCCGCTTGTAACTATTGGCCGCGTCAACCCACGGGATAATGATGCAATCATTTTCCGCGTCGCCCGTCATGCGTACGCCCACGGTCTCACCGTCGGTGCCCTTGGTGCGGGAGTTGAATAGCGCGATACGGGTGGCGTTGGCTTGGTCGCGGGTGACAAAGATTTTGCGGCCCACGCGATAAACCACGGCGCGCACCACGTCAGCAATCGCGGCGAGCTCGGTGTCAACGTCTTGCACTTGGTCAAGCGTCATGCCGATTGCGCCCGCGTCGCCGCCGTCGATTGCGTCAAGTTGGTCTTGTAGGGCGTAGATCCCCGCGAGGTCAATGAATTGATCGGGGCGGCGCGCGCCGTCATCGGCCTTACACCGCGCGACGAAATTGTCAGCCCAACGATTCGTGGCAACGGGCTCCGACCATACGCCCGCGTGCCAATGCGGTAGCCTGCGCGTCACCACCATATTGAGTGAGGTCTCGCCCATCGCAACTTGGTTGCGTGAGTTGGAGAGCGCGAGGCGCCCGATTGTCACGTCATCAAATTGCCGTTGCTCAAGGAAACGCACCGCGCACAGTCGCGCCCATTGGGTGTCTTGTATGTAATGGTCGCTCGGGGGGTCAGCCAAAAACGGCGTGAGCCGTTGGCACCTAACCTGAATCCATGGCGAGCCCGCGGGCAAGCCTAACAACGTCACGTCAAATGTGTGCGTGAAACGTAGCGGCGAGAGCGTGTGGTATGGGTATTCAAATTCGCGGAACGCTTGGAAATCCGTGGCGTCGGCGCGTTTGAATTCAATGCGCACGGTCATGATGGGAACGTCGGGAATGTGCAAGCCTTGGGGGAATGCGATGTCAACCCACACCTCGTCGGGGTTTTCCATGGGCGCCGTGTACCACGAGGTCGGGTCGGGCGGCGGGTCGGTGAGCGTACCGGGTACGCCCGCGCGTAGCGTGGGCGGTAGGTACCAAACAAACGACGCATTATTTTCCGACACCGAGGGCGTTGGCGTAATGACAACATTGTTGACGTTTTTTATTCTGATGATTTGATCGGTTGAGGGTATGCCGCTCACGGTCTTGTTGACGTTGAGCGCATAGACCACGGTGCCCTTGATCGGAGAAGTTAGGGCGGTATCGTCAGAATAGATTTGCACCACGTCGCCAATCGCAAACCGGTCGCCGCCCGTGACGCGGATATCTTGCGCGGTCGGCGTCGGCGTATAGGGCGAGGTCGTGCCGAAATAAACCCACTCCTCCGATTGCTGAAAGACCGTGTCCCACACGGCAACCTCGGCGTTGGTATCGAGCTCGGTAATGACGGGCCCGTCCAATTGCCACACGTAGGGCGGCGACCACGGCGGCCCCGGCAAAATCTCGGGCCCGTACTCCAACCAAAATAATCCATTGTTGTCGTTGGTGCCGCTGATCGTTATGGGGTTGTTAGGGTTGAGGTCTTGGAAATCATCGGAGGTCATGGTCTTTGCGGGCCCGTTGAAATCCACACCCGTGAACGGCGCGGGCCCCGAGTCATCGGGCACAAGAGAAATGCCGCCCACCTCGGGCGAGGTGCGTACCGCGGGTATGCTCGGGATGGGGTCGGCGGTGTCGTGCGGGTGGTACGTGTGATACGTGGCGCCGTTGATTTGCTGGCGCGGGGTCTCGCCCAACTTCACGAGCTCGGGTGGTACCTCATAGTCACCGCGGCCAATCACAAAGTATTGGTTTATGTTTTGGGTCCGCACCCAAAACGTTTCGATTGGCCTACAGAGTAGGTCCGGGAAACTTCGCACCGTGCCAAGTATGTCGGGTATGCGCGCGCCTAACCGTATTTGGTTGGCTTGCGCGGCAAGGTTGTTGTTGCCGCTTTGCGGTTCATTGTTAGGCGAGGGAAAATATGCGGGCTTGGGTTTCGGCGTGAGGATGTAGTTGAGTGCCGAAAACCATATTGCCAAAAACACTTGGCCGAGAAATGGCAGAGCCCCCGCCATGTCACGCACAATGATGTAGGTCTCGCCCGCGAGCGGCACCGTGTAAGGCAAGTCAACCGCGGGGATTTCGTTGCCGTCGTTGATTGAGTCGCGATAGATGCGCCACGCCCCGTCAATCCCCTCGGGCCATTGGCGCATGAGCGCCTCGGCGATGGGCTCGCCCACGCGCAAGCCGTACTCATGGCGCGTGCCGCTCAACGGGTCGTCAATGACAATCAGAGTACACATTCAAAGAGCTCGCACCGGGCATAGAGTTCGCGCACCCGCAACATGGGGGAGTACACAACGCCCGCCCCCTCAAGCGCATGCAACACGCCGCCGTTAACCAACACGCCGCAATGATGCAACCGGGAAACTTTCCACGTGCCGAGTGCCACCGCGCAACCCTCCTCGGGCGCGGTGAGCTCCAACCACGGCGACCCCATGCGCTCTTTGCCACCCAAGGCGAGATAGATGCCGAGGGCCGCGGCGCGAGCGCTCGGCACATCCTCGGCCGGTATGCCGCCCGTCGGCGTTGGCTTGCCGAAACAATGTTGACGCACGTATCTCAACAAGGTGAAGCAATCGAAACCCTCGCGCGGCGTGACGCCGCCGCGGCGGTAGGGCGTGCCGACCAATGACATTGCGTGACTTGAGTTGGCGGTCATAGATAGGCGAGGGGCGGGTAATCCTCAATCGTGTAGCGCGTGCCCGCGCCCACGTTGGGCAAATAGTCGGCGGTGATTTCACACTCAACGGTCAACCGGTTCATGTTGATGTTGGTCGCGTACATCGTCAGCGGATCAATGACGGGGCCCGAGCGGTCGGTATCAAGGTACGTGCGATACGTGACCGACACCGGGGTCAATAGGTCCTCATCGGTAAGGCTCCTCAGTTGTTGCGCCACGGCGCCGTGCGCGTTGTCAATCCGCACCATGATGCGTTGCTCGGTGCTGACGTTGTCAGCCGTTGCGTCAATCATGAAACCCAAGGGCGTTGCGGTGAATGCAACCGAGGTGGGCGGCTCGGTCGTCGCGGTGAAATCCTCGCCAAAATCGCTCACGTAAATCGGGCCCGTTGTGGCGTTCCATTTCGCATGCGAAAACTGCAACACGTTGACCGCGATTGAGCGCTCACTTCCGTGTTGGGTAAGCCAAAGGGCAAACGCTGAGTCAAAGGTTGCGGGCATGGTCTAACACTCACTTGAGGCAATCAGCGTGAGCGGCCAATCGCCGACGTATCGGTCAACGGCGCCGAGGCTCGCGACGTAGTGGTCAACGGCGCCGAGCTCGGCGCGATAGATGGCGGTGAAAACGGTGCTGAGGTATGCGTCGCAAACCGAGTGGTCAATGCGGGTGCGGAATACATTGCCGCTGAGGATGTAACCGCGGCCGAGCGGACGGTACTCATAAGCCTGACTGAACGCGACGACACGAGAGCCACCAATCCAACGCGCATAAAATTCTCCGTCATGGTTCTCAACGAGGTCGGTATACCAGCCCTCAAAAATTTCCATTTGCTCGGGCGTCATCACAACTGAAAAGGTCCACGCCATCGGCGCCGTGCGCGCCTTGACCGCCATGCGCGTCGGGCCAAAAAGTACCTCGGCGAGTTCCACGCGCGGCGGGCTCGCAATGGTGAAACCTTCCGCTTGCGGGTCGGGCAACGTCGTCGGCCACATGGGCGGCGGCGAGCTCAAACGAATTTCGCGCGGCTCAGGCATGAGCACCCCCCGAGAATCGCGGCAAGGTCGCGCGCTCAATTTCCATGGTGCCCGAGATAGTCCAACGCCCGCCGCCGTCACGCACCATGGACCAATCCCCTAACAACTTGGCGCGCACCCGCGGTTGCAATACGCCCCACGGTAAAAACATCGTGAACGGTAGCGAGCAATCAAAGAGGTCGTACGTTGTCCATTGCTCCCACGCGCGGCGCCCCGCGTCATCAACGTCAAAGCCAAACGTGAGCTCAAGGGGTGCGCTCGTGTCGGCCTTGCGCGAGACCACGGGCGAGGGTAGTGAGGCGCTGATTGCCGTGCGGGCGCGCGAGCGCAACCCGGTGTTGTCGCGGGTGAGGCAACCAAAGAGGCGGGTATTCCACGCGGGCAACGCCATTAGAACCGCCGCCCCAACCCGTACGTGCGTTGGATTGATTGCGCGGTGTCGCCGTACCCGGTGCGCAAGCTACGGTTGATGCGTCGCTCGGCCATGCGCGCGCCCATGTTGGCGGCCTCTAACACGATTTGCATGCGGTCGTTTTGCATGTTGACCGAGGCGTCAGCCGCAACGCCCGTGTTGTTGACTATCTGAATGTTGGGCGAGCCGCCGCTCACGCCGAGCCGCCCGTCACGCCCGCGCCGTAACGGCATGATGGCCTCGGCGCCCGCCTCACCCATGAGCCCGGTGCGCCCGCCGCCCATCGCAAACGAGGTGGGGCCCGTGACAACACCGCCAGAGGCAAACGGGATTTCATAACCGTGGGTGAACGCGCCGCCTTTTGCTTTCTTGGCGCTAAACCATTTGGAGCCCGCGTTAAAGATACTGTCGGCTATCGAGCTCGCCAGCCGAGCCGCGGCAATCTGAGCAAACCCCCGCAAGATTTCCCGGAAAAATTCCTTGGCACTTTTCGTTGCGCCCGTGAATAGGTTGTAAAACGCATTGCCAATGGTGTCGGACACCTTGGAAAGATCCTCAAGATTCTTTTGATTGGCCGCTAAGAATTCCTCCTCGGCCATGGCTTGAATGTGAACGCTCGCCGCGTTTTTCATGATGAGGCGGCCCTCCTCATTCTTTTGGGCGAGTATGGTGTTGTTGTTGTTGATGATTGTATTTTGATCCTCTAACAACTTGTCACCGAATTGGGCGTTGAGCGCATCATCAACGCCGCCCATGCCCTCTTTAATCCGGGCTTGCTCGGCGCGCGCGGCCAATGTGTCGGCGCGGTACTTGGCATCTTTCTCGCGCTCGCGTTGCTCCTCGGCCGCGCGTCGTTTGTTCTCGGCCTCAACGCGGGCTTTCTCCTCGGCCTCCGCTTGCATGCGCACCCGCTCGTTGGCCTCGGCCGCAATTTCCGAATGTGTCTTGTGTACCTTACTGACGCCCGAGGGCGCGTCCATGGTGCCGATGGCCTCACCAAATTGTTGAACGCCCTTGAGCATGTCCCGATAGTTTTCGTCTTGGGCTCGGTTGAATTTGTCCCAAATTGATAAGATGTCTTTTGGTGACACAATGATTTGGGCAATGAGCCTAATAATGTTTACTAGGCCCTCGGCGAAATTCCACACCACGCGGATGAGACCACCAATGATCTTGCCGATGTTGGAGAAAAATTCCACGATGCCCGCGAGCTCGCCCATTTTCATTGCGTCAGCAAACCCCGACGCTTGTGCCGTGGCGGTGACGAATGCCTTGCCCATGGTCTTGAGCGATTCCCCTATGCGGTCAAACGTGGCGGCAACCTCGGTTGAGGCGGTGTCACTTCGGAATTGCGCAAAGATCTTGCGGAGCTCCTCGCGCCCGATGTCGCCCGCCTTGGCCATCGCCATCAATTCCTCAGTTGTTTTCCCGAGGGCCCGCTCGGCCGATTGCTGCAATTGCTCGTTGTCTTTGAGGAGCGTATTGAATTCTTTGACCTTGACGCCGCCGCGGTCGTACGCGAATTGCAACGTGTCCAACTGAGCGGCCGCGGTTGCCGCGCTCTTGCCCTCTTTGACCGCCGCCTTGGTGAACGCCTCGGCGAGCTCGGCCGCGTCTTTTTGTGAGCCGCCTAACTGCTCGGTCGCCTCGGTCGCCGCCTTGTAAACCTCGGCGACATCGTGAACCGATTGCCCGGTCGCCGCCGAGGTCTTGAGCACGGCGTCAAAACTCGCGGCGGTTTGCACGTTGTTTTGGCCGAGCGTTTCCATTTGCTCATTAAACTTGAGGAGCTCATCGGATGCGTTGGCGGCAAACTTCGCGGCGGTGAATGCGGTATATGCGGCAAACGCTTTTTTGATCTTGGCGCCGAGGTCGTCAAAACCGTTGCTCAGTTTTTCAATGTCGCCTTGGGCCTTGGCCGCATTCTTGGCAACGTCGCGCGCCTCAATCAAGAGCTCATAAATCAGCCGTCTTTTCCTCGGGCATGTGCGTCGCGCCTCGGGGTTGTTAGACCCACACCGGATTTTTGAGCGTGCCCTTGAAAGCGACACGTACAAACGGAACGCCGCGCGGATGTTTTGACGCGCGGCCCGAAAGATAGTCACGGGAAAACCCGCCTTGGAACAACACGCCCGGTACACGTTTCGCGCGCATGAGTTGGGTTGCACGCGCGAGGAAACCGCGGGCCCGCTTGCGCGCGACCAATCGCGACGTGCCCTTTTCTTTGTTGATGCGCTTGCGCGCGAAATTGTATTTGGTGCTCTTGGAACTCTTGGCCGCGGAGTTGGCAAACCAAGCGTACTTGGCGACCGCGTAATCGGGCGCGAGGTAAAGCACGTCATAGATGCCGAGCCCATCGGGTATGGTTTTCCCCGCGCGTTTGGAGGGCCCGCCCTCGCGCGATACCCACCACGACCACTCGCGCGCCAGCCGCCCGGTCGGGCTCATCGGGAAAGTTTCGCGTATGACTTGCGTCAGTATCGGCGGCACGCCGCGCGCAATGTTGCCGATGGTGTCAGCGTTGAACTCTATGCGTACGGCATGCTTTGACTCGTCAATCGTGCCCGATTTGAAACCGCGTCGCACCGTGCCCGCCGCATTGGTCACGCCATCAATCGTCACAAAGTATTGATCGGGGTTGCCCGCCGCGAGCGCTTGCGCCAATGCGTCTTTGGAAACGCGGTGTACCCAATCAGTTGCGCCCGCCAATAGGTCGCGGCGGTTTTGTGCAAACCACTGTTTGACCTCGGTGTCTTTGCGCACCTTCTTTTTGTAAGGGACCTCACTGAGTCGTATGTCGGGAACTCTCACGGGCTAACCACTCCGCGTCAATCGTTTGCACTATCTCAACCAATGACTCCGCATCACGCGCGCCGTACCGGTCACACCAAGCGATGATGGCCCGCCACGGTATCGGGCCCACGCCGCCAAACCCTATTGCCCGCTCCCCGCAAAGATCCCGCCATGCGAGGAGGGCGA